AATATTGTACTGGAGTAGTTGCAAAACTAAGTAACGTATCTGTTATTGCTATGTTTGTTCCTGCTGTAATATTAGTCCACGTAGTTCCACCATCTGTACTCTGTTGCCACTGAAAAACTATTGGCGTAACATTAGCAGAGGTAGTATTAATAAAATTAGACAAACTACTATTTGTAGTAGCTTCAACTGTAAATGATAGACTAGAACCAGTAGCTACAGTATAAGATGACAGATTTTGATCAGAAACAGATAATAATGGCGGCGCATTTACTGTCAACTGACGTTGGAATCCAGGAACTTCATCACTATTGACAGTGCTCACCAAAGTAGTCGTTGCTGGAGCTAATGTAATAACTCCAACCATATTATTTGGGTTTTCTGCTGAGATATAATAATAAGTTCCAGCAGCAGCGCCAGCAGTATTCCAAACAACGGTATTATTCTGAGTACCATTATTTGTTATTCCTGTAGATACCGTACTTCCAGTTCCCCCCACAGCAGCAGTTTTAATATAAAAAGTATTACTATTGGTAGAACTTACAGCAAATCTTAAAGTATCACCAACAGTAGCAGTAAGAGATGGATTATTACCACTCGCAGATCCAGTAAAAGTCCAAGCAGAAGAACCAGTTCCAGTAACAGTATAATTATATGTTACTGGAGAATATGGAGTGCTTTCAGATATAGCAACTCTAATATAATCACCACTAGCTGTAATTGGAATATTCGTTAAAGTAATACTATTGGCACCATTATCAGGCAGTGTTAACCATGGTCCAGTAGAACTACTACTAGTTTGCCAAAGATAATCTAGAGTAGCTCCTGATATATTTGAGGTGGCAGAAACAGAAAATGTTAATGATCCACCAGCAAAAACTGTTGGATTAGTTGGCGTAAGAGAATTAATGGTAATAGCCATATTTCTTAAAATTTAATTAGATATTCGCACAAAATAAATTTTCCAGAAACTCTATCTATCGAGAATCTATTAAATTTATTAAAAGTTACTGTAGTTGTTATTCCACTAGAAGGTATTTGTGCTCTATTAAGAAAAGCAGTGGAACTACTGGAAGTGATATTAGGAAATAATCCAGAATGGGAATGATTTGTTAATTCATCACTCCCTGTAGTATCTAGTTGCCATGTCGCCCATTCTCTTCCCGTGGGCACTCTCGCACCCCCCTGTGGAGATGCATTTTGACATAAAAATGTTCTGGGAGCAGTTTGACTAACAAAACATTGAAATCCAGAGGCAATTCTTCCAGTAGCTAATGTACTACCATGACCGTGACCCATAATCTCACCTTCGCTAACAGATCTTCTGCTAGTAGATGAGGGACCAGTGATTCGTATTTGCCCATTAACTGGTATTTCATGTTGCGTAAACACAAAATCTCCATTATATGAAAAAGAAATTTGATTGGACGATGAAGCATTTGATTGTAAATCTACAGCAATTCCCGCTCTAGCAACTTCAGTATTAGTGGCAGTATTGGTTGTGGTAGCATTTAAATAACTTCCTGGAACAGAAGAAGATGTAATATATTTTGACCCCAAATCTGGTAATTGTATTTGCCCACCCGTTCCATCATCATTTGCGTTTTGTAAAGAAGTTCCTGTTTTTCTGTAAATACATGATTCTCCAACCCCCAAAACTAAAGCTAAATTTGGATATTGATCGGCATTTAATATTTGACCCCTACAACGTAAATATCCAGCTGGTATATAATCAATATATTCTTGTTCTCTGGGGTTCAAATTTTGCATAGATCTAAAATATGGAAAAATTGTTCCACATGGACCACCATATTTACCTCTTTCGAAAGAATAAGTAGTTGCCATTTGTAATCTCCTAGAAAACCTTAATAATAAAAATCATGGATACAGAAGGGCATAAAGTGGTAGCATTTATAGTACCTGCATCTAGACCAGCAGAGTTATCTATTACTACATCACTTGAAACTATATCTGTGTAAGTGCTTGTTGACCTAACAGACAATCCACTTGTAAAAGTAATTGTATTTGATCCATGACTATGACCACCTATAGACGCCCAAGTTCTAAATTCTGCGTTAATACTGGTGTGAAAATTCTTTTGTCCACCAACATGCGCTAACATATCACCCCCAGAAAATCCATTTCCAGCAAATTCATTGTTTGCGCTCGTATTACCACCACCTGGACGAGCATGATCTCCCGTCACATTATTTCTATACTCATCGGTTCTTTTCGCATTATTCTCATTAGTTGTTTGTGCTTCACAAGGACGCCTCCAAAAATCTTCAAAATCATCTAAATTTGTAGATCCTTGTGTGTGTGAAATTTCTTGACCAGTTTGAATGGGTATAGTATGTGCGTGAATTGCGATATGACCATCTCCCAGTTTTCTAGGCATAATTTGATATCCTCTTTGTAGGATTCCAGGTGTTAAAGCAAGTCCGCTAACAGTTGCTGACAATCCAGGAATACTATTATTTCTAACTCCAACTAAATCAATCGTGGATGGTACTGGATTGCCAGTAGCAGATCCAGTATTTCCATTATCAGCATTTCCAATCTGTGCCCAATATGGATCATCAGATATCCCTCTCGTCGTAACAGGAGTCCACGCAGCAGTATTTAATCCCTCCATAGGATTGTTATTTGTATTAGAATATGTAGAAGCAGTTGATTTTAAATAACCATAATGCCCCCTAAAAATATCAACTATCCCCTTACCAACAATATCAGGCAATCTAAATGTAGATCCCTCAGTACCACCATAAGTATTTCCAATACACTTAAACAATCTTGGATAAGCAGTAATGTTTAAATAGGATCCATTACACACTTTCCACCCCACTGGTATAGTATCTTCTGTTCCAGACCAAGGAACAATAGTTCCCACTGGATAACCAGATAAACTCTTTAATTTATTATATTTTATTGCGTCTGCGTATGCCATATCAAACCTCCACTATCCACCAACCTCTATTATCACTTGGTATCGTATTAACACCAGAAGAATCTGTATCTCCAACAAACATTAGACCAAATCCAGCATTTGGAGTGTTAACTATTAACTCTCCGCCAGACCATCCACCAGTGCCACCTTGCGTTTTTTGAATATTTGTTCCGCCTTCAGATCTAATTTTTAGAGATACATTGTAATTCAAACTTCCCTGAATATCAATAAATCTAACCACATCTCCAGTTACACAATCAGAAGCCACAGGTAGATACAGAATTAGTTCGGAAGTAGGTCTGACCAAATATTGTGTATTTGGTTGTAGTCTTTGATTTGTAGCATTTAAATTTCCACTTTGGGCATCAATAGAAATAGTTCTTCTACCACCATTTTTAGTATAGAAATTCTCTCTACCAAATGCTTGAATAGATCCATCCAATCTAATTCTAAATGGTTTATCATTATTAATACCGAGGTTTTCGACAGCAAATACTGATGTAATTGCTGGAGCAGAAGTACTATATGTAGCATTAAGAGTTAATGTAGCGCCAGTTGCGGCAGATGATAATGGTTTACCAATTACTGTAGTACCTAACTGTGCGTCTAAAGTTATGGTATTTGTTCCAGAAAGACCACTCTTAATAATAACATCATCTCCTGTAGTTAATGTTCCAGAAAGTCTCGTATTTCCAGAAGCACCTAATACTTCAAAGGCAATATCACTAGCGATATCCAACCTATTTTTGTCGAATACACCAGATGAGAAGAAAGAATCTTTAAATACCTGTAAATTTGCTCCATTATATAATCTGGTATTTCCAGTCGCACTTTCTACATATAATCTCGGAGCAGATCCATTAGTAATTACAAAATATTGTTTTGCTGGTATAGTAGTGGAAGTATTTCCACTTAGTTCAATTGAATTATGTACTTTTAAATTACCACCACCCGATATAATATCAACACCGTTTAAACTAGAAGTGCTTGTATCAGTTCCAATCGTGACATCGCCACGAGCAAATGTATCACCTGTTGTAGTAGTAACTTTAAAAGTTAATACCTTGCCAGCACCAATTCCTCCATTATTGATTTCAAATGTTTGCGATTCATCTGGATTGATGCTAGAAATGGTTACAAATTCTTCATCCGCAGTATTTTTATCAATTCTTAATAAATCATTTATTTTAAATGTTCCGCTAAATTCAGCAAGATTTATACTTGGTTGAACATCAGTAATACTAGATGGGAAAATATAAGTAGCATTTTCCGATTTATTTAATTTTACAACTTTAGATCCATCTGGGTGAGCAACAGCAGCTGTTCCATCTTGTCCTCTCAAAACTTCAACAGTATATGGATAAACAGAAGAAGGTAAGTTCGTTGTTCTAACTATTTCCGTATTGATTAAGAAATATGTCCCAATTTCATTTATCCCAGATGGGTTGTTAATAGGTAGTGTTGTAAGAGTAGAACTGATTTCTGAAGCTCCACCAGTGTCAATTAAAGTATCTTTTAATCTAAGTGTAGCATTACCAGGAGAAGTAGAACCAGATGCAAGATTAATAACAATGCCGCTACCACCACTTGTCGTTGAAAGAACTACTCCATTTAAATCGGCATTAACAACATAATATGTCGTAGTGGTGTTAACATTAGTAAAATTACCAGTATTTGTAAAGACTACCGAATTACCCGACACGAGATAATTATTATTAATAACTAACTTAGTGGCTGGTGATGGATCTGTAACTGATAATACCGCAGTGATACTTTGAGATGAAGCAATATCTTCAACATATTCATAATAATCCACATTTAAATTAGAAGATGTTGCCCCATTGAATCCAGATAATTGTCCTTGATTATGGAACTTACCAAATCCTGTTCTAATTACAGTACCAGTAGCAGAAGTTGAAGAAATCGTGCCACTTCCAGTAGTTGTATATGTAAATCTTGTTGTATTAACAACAGTAACATTAACAGTACCAATGGTAGTGAACTGACTATTGCTACATACTATTCTAACAGGCATACCTGTAGTTAATCCATGTACCGCAGTAGTTGTTATTGTTGCGGTATTTCCAGTTCTAGAAACTTGAGAAATTTTAATAGTTCCTAATGTATTTCTAGTTGCTCCTACACTAGCATTTCTAAAACCACCATTTTGTTCAATATCACTTTCAAAAATTGTCTTGTTACTTACACGCAAACCATTCTTAATATAACTGATGCCAGCAGATCCACCAATTTCCACAATACCAGCAGTAGGACCAATCTTTAATGTAGTTAAATTCGATGGGAATAAAGTAAATTCTGTTGATGGAGTTGTAGCTAGAAGTTGTGTTCCCTTAATTTCAAGAGTTCCATCCAAAACAGTCTGATAATTTCTTACTCTAAAGATACTTTGAGAAGGATTGTTTATTGCTCCACCAAATGTAATGATTGAAGATGGGAAAGCATTTGGAGTTGCTGGGTTTGTAATCTGCGGAACAACACCAATATTTACAATAGAGTTGTAACTATTGTTATGAACATTAAATGTGCCAGTAGCAGCAACACCAGTACCAATATTAACTGTCTGAGAGCTAGTTGTGGTATTGAATAGATTTGCTGTGGTGGCATTAGCACCAGCAGAGAACGTTAGAGCATTTGCTTCATTTGCGATATTAAATACTGCGTTTGTCGTGGTAATATCGCCACCATTAACTTCAATATCTGACTGGAATCTAAAGTCTCCAGTAATTCTACCATTTCCAGCGACAACCAGAGTTCTATCAAGATCTGCGTTGTTTACATTAATACCAACTCTACCGTTATTATTGGTAGAAATTCTTAGAGTAGCGGCAGCGGTGAGTGGGTTAGCACTATCGCCACCCACAACGAGTGCGTCATCTCTATTTGTTTGCGTCTTAGTTGTTCCAGTTTCAGTGAGATAAGAAAGAATCTTCTTGCCACTAATAAATGCTGTACCGACAACATCAAGGTTTGCTCTTGGTGTTGTTTCAGCAGAAACAAATGCTGTCTCATAGGCGCTATGAGCAGAACGTGCTACAGTGTTAATACCTAATTTATAATCACCAATTGTTTCCGTTTCTGTTCTAATCGCCTCAGACCCAAGAACACCAAACTCTTTAAATGCTGCTTTCGATTTCTCGATTACAATATTTGGTTGTGCTACCGCATCAACTGGGTATCCATTATTTGGAAGAGGAATAGCAGTGTAAAGTGGTAAGTTAGCATTAACAATAATATTAACAAAGTTATTGGTAGGAACAAATGGAATGCCAACAGTACTATAAACAGGCCATACACCGTTGAGAGGAGCAAGAGCACCCGTAGCACCAGTAATACGAATTTGCGAAGAAGAAGAAATTTGTAACGCTGCGTTAGTAATGCCAACATTCCACGTCAATCTAACAATAGTACCAGAAGCTGCGCCCTGAATACCAATTATCTGAGCGTTAAATCCACCACCAGAACGATTCTCAATACGAATGTAATCATTCGCATAGATCCATCCAAGAGATCCAGTGAATAAAGTTTGATTACCTTTTAATTGAATCAAACCTGATGCTAGAGGGAACTTAGTACCAAAATCAGTATTTTGTAACTGCGAAGGACCGTTCGTAGTTAATCCAAATGTATTAGCAAGATCTGGCGTTCTATTAGATAGAGCCGTCATGATCTGATAATCTTGTAATCCTCTTGGATTTAAATCAACAACTGTTGTTTGTAGTCTTCCTTGATGTAGGATGATATCGCCAGTTTTTTGTTGTGCGATATTTACTTCGAGGTATGGATCATAACCAACTACAGTTCCTTCTCCCGTTACAATCTTAAGTGATGGGAAATTCTCGACAGATCCAAATGCTGTAGTGTTATTGATTACGATAGGAGCATTGAAGAAACTTTCTGCTCTGCCTTCAGAACCATTGACTGTAATAATTTCGTTAAATGTCACCGCAGTATCAAACGTGGTAACAAGACCACCAATTACATCAGCTTCATCTGAAGATTCAACAAGTTTAGCAGACTCTAGGAATGTCTCTTCACCAGTAATAGCGTTGATCTTTCTGTTACCGATGTAAAGGTCACCGTTTGAGTTTAAACCAGTGTAGAAGACGATACCAGCGTCTTGCTTCTTCGCTTGAGCGTAGAAGTCCTGAACATCAGTAAGAATGATTTCCTGTCTTGCTGGGAAACCAGTTGAGTAGTTACCAGGACCGAATCCTAGATATTCAAATGTATGGTTACCAGAACGAGCGATGGATGGTCTGCGAAGTTCTACATAAAGTTTTCCTTCTGTTGGATACTGAGAAGTTCCATTGATAGGAATTCTTCTACCTTCAGATCCAGCAGAAGCTGTACCAGACTGTGCCTGGATGGTAGATGTACCGTTAAATGTGTATCCACCAGTTCCTGGATCTTGAACAAAATCAAGAACCATCTCTTTGGTCAAGCTATTCTTAGCATCGTTTACAGTTACCAGACCATGAATGTAGTTGTCTGCGGTAGATACTGTTGGAGGTGGATCTGAAAGAGTTGTAGTTGTTAAATCTACACCCTTATACCATTCTGGATCATTCTTATAGAACTCTGGATACAACTTAGAGATTGGTTGTGAGAACTTAAAGTTTCTGAAGTTTTCGCCAACACCCGAACCAGTTGGATATGGAGAAATATTACCTCTTACACAAGTCAAGTAATATACACCATCTTGCTGACCAGGAATTCTTCTACGAATGGTATTAATATCAAAAATGTAGAAAGTATTCTCCATATCAGAAACATCTTCCACACTAGCAATCGTGTAGGAAACACCATTGTCGTCATTTATTCTATCACCAGGAGTTAGTGTATAGACATTGGCACCTTCAACAACATATGGATACTTGGTTATATCTGATCTACCATCATTTGGTTCACTAATGAGTGAAGCAGTTACTGAACCTTGTGTAAATATAGTGGGGGTGGTACTACTGTAATCAAGCACCGAGTTTCCTGTCAAATCTTTCAGGATCATGTAATAGTTATTTTCATACGCAAAATAACCATGTACATATCCACTACCAGAACAGTTGCCAGACCAAGATATTAAGTTAGTGCTGTTTGAATTAGGAATGCTTGAGACAAAGACACCATTACCACCTTCTGGTGAAGTAATTTTTACTGTAGTAAAAAGTTTTGTTTTGTAGGCTTCAGCATCAATTCCAATATCAAAAGCAGTTAATTGTAAATAATTTTTATTATTTACAGAAACTTTTCTTGCTGATTGAACCGTAAAAGCAACTTTTGAAGTTGTCTCAAGTCTCTTCGGATTGCCAAAGGCAGATGGATCATATGTAGATACAAAATTTGGATTCAGTACAAGTTGCTCAGCAGTTGTGAGTCCAAGTCTTTCTCCCGATACTGGAGCGAGCAACGTTGCTGTATCTGCTCCTGTTGATGTTGGTTTAAGAAGAATTCTTTGTGGTAATAGTCTTCTCTTTTCATCTGTACGAATCTTAAATACGAATCCTCTGATTGGATCACGAACTGTCTTGAGATTCTTAGGAATAACATAACGAAGACGATATACTCTATCTTCCTTGGTTCTGTTATCCTCAATTCTTTCAAAGTATGAATCAGTGGTTCTCAATCTACCAGCATAATCCGACTGCTTCATTCTAGGAATGATCGTGTTGCCAGCAGATAGAGTTTCTAGATACCAACATCCATCAGTAGCAGCAGCACCAATCTTAGGATCATATCTCAGAGGAGATCTACGCTTATTAGAGAACGTATAGAATACCGCAGTGCTTCCTGGTTGGAAAGAAATAGGAGCAATGTTATCACGAGCGTTCGCAAATGTTTCGTGAATGGTAAATCTTCTAGCATTTACATAACGAACGAAGTAAAGATTTTTGCCAGAAATAGTGGTTCCGCCAAACTGAGATGATAGTGTTGGTAGTGAAGATCCAGTAATATCAGACCCAACGCGGAAAAATACTAACTGTGGTTCTACGTTTGTTGATGGTCTGTCAAAAGCATGTGGTCTATCAGTTTCAAGAATTGTGCTTGATCCAGAAGCAATCTTAGTCTGATATTGATGTAAATCATAGTTAATGTCAAGAACATATTGATATACATCAATTTCTACGTTGGCATCAATACCATCTGTTTCAGACGAGTAGATGTAGATACCAGCAGCTGCGTTTTCTTCACTAGTTGCTAGTAATAGATTCTGTTGATTAGATCCGTTGAACGAACCAATCGTAGAATAATTAAATGGATCTGTAATTCTTCCAGGAGCAATAACATAATATACAGTATTTGTATCAAATCCTTTTGGCAGACGAATCAATCGTTTGTCTACATTAATACCAGATCTTGCTCTAGGTACAAGTCTGACAGGAGTTCCTGTTTCTAACTGGTGTGGGTTGGAAGTAGGTAATCCATTGCTATCAGACTCTGTTAGAGTAAACAGCGTGGCTCTTTGTGCCAAAGCACCTGTATTAATAGATGAGGCAACTCTAGGTACAGTCCCGATCCCACTATTAAGAATAGTAGATAGAATCTGATAGAAGTTAACAATCGTGCTTGCTGTAGAAGCACACTCGCCACCTGGAGCTCCAGTTGCTGGATCCCCAGCAGTCAAATAATTATAATCTTGTATTACACTAGAGTCGGTGGATGGTGTTAGTGTATTTGTCCAAACCCCTCGTGTAAATTCAACATAAAGATTAACATTTGTCGCCGTAGCAGTAGCATTTACTGTAGAACCAAAATCTAACTTACTACCTTGGGTTCCGAGTTGAATTTGGTTTGATGCTAATCCATTAACACCATCGCCAATCTTTTTAATATATGCGGTTGATGGAATTGTTGTTGTATATGCTATTGTGCTGCTAGAAGAAGTTGGAATCGCATTAACACTACGAACTCTCATACCAACAACAAGACCAACAGTGCTATTCACCGTAACGATTGGCGATCCAAATGTCGTGCTTGCGTTTGGAAGATATGTATTGTGATTTCTCATCGAAGAAATCGCCAAATCTCTCACATAACGATAAGCATCTAGAGTTTCTAGTTTTTCATTCTCAATGTAATCAAGTTGATTTCCAGTGTAATATGCTTCTGCTGCGTTAATTGTATTAACGTTTCCGCCCAATCTTAGGTCAGAAGTGATAGCTTCTACAATGTATCCAATGTCACGCTTACACTTGCTTGATTCACTTACCTGTGACCAAGGACCAGGATTTCTAACAGGAAGATTATTCAAATTACCAGCAAGAATAGTGCTAGTGATGATATTTGTTAGAGTATCAATCGTCTGTCTTACGTTAGCACAATCCCAATCTCCATTATCTACAGCAGGAAGACCAGAAATACTACCCGCATTAACAACGCTAGTAACAATTGAGAATAGAGAATCTACTGCTGATTGTACATCTGTACAAGTAGCACCGTTACCAGAGGCATTGTAGGAAACATTGCCACCAGAACCACCAGCAGTTGCTGGACCAGTTGATAAAGCAAGATTCTTTGTATAAAGTTGATTGGTAAGAGCTCTCTTACACCAATCTCTTGCCTTATTAAAAGCAACAACAGATTCTGCCGATTCGCCAACTAATCCATTGGAAATTGGTGTACCTGCTTGCGTGAAATACTCTCTTACAGCACCAACAGTGAACTCGTTTCCACCCCAGAAGAGGTCTTGTGCGATAGAGTCAACGATGTAACCAATATCACGCTTACACTTAGTTTCTCCAGCTGGAATAACAGTAGAAACTTGTTCAGGAGCAAGATTTGTAATGTTTCCTGCGCTTAAATTAGAAGTAACAATAAAAGTAAGACTGTCAATTGCTAATCTTACGTCAGCACACGAATTAGGACTTGTGTTTGGGATGTTACCACCAGTTCCGCTATAGTTTGCTGGTCCAGAAGTAATGGTAGCATCTTTGATTGTTAATTGATTGGTCAGCGCATCTTTCATCAAATTACGAGCTTTTACAAAAGCAACGTTTGACTGATCAATTTCCCCCGCCAGTCCATTTGGAAGTAGTGTGGTGGCATTGGTAAAATATTGTTGGAGGAATTTGCGTGTATATACGTTGCCAGCACCCTGAGAAATATCTAGAGAAACAGCATCAATAAAGAATTCAATATCACGCTTACACTTATCTGGATCTGGATTTGTAAAACTAGGATACTGAATGGCAATTTCTGCGTATGCTCCATCCACAATCTCTTGCTTATTTTGTTGAATTAAACGATAAGCATCTTTGTAACGAGAGATTGATGTTGTTTGAGGATCTCCAGGATAGTAAAAATCTGGGAATTGAACAGCAATTTCAGCAGCTGCTCTATCAATAATTTCCTGTCTGTTGGCAGTAATTAATTTGCTACCATCCTTAAATCTACCAACATTTGCGTCATCATTTACTGGATCAATCGTAATTGTTGAGACGTAAATAGCACCAGTGGCATTTGTTACTCCAGGAGCTGTTGGTACGGTATATCTAAACTGAGTGCTTGTTAATCCAGCAGAAAGAACCTGAAATTTTCCATTAAATGCTGTTTGTGTAGCACCACCAACAGTTACAAATTGGTTTGGTTGTAGATTATGTGGTGTGAGAGTTGTTACAGTAATAGTTGTACCAGAAGCAGAAAGTGTTGGAGTATTAAGAAGTGATGTATTTGTTAATAAGTTTGAAATTGCTTTCTTTGACCAATCTTTGGCTCTGTTAAAAGCAAATACCGATTGAGTTTCTTCACCAGCGAGACCATTTGTAAGTGGTTGACCAGAAGAATTGAAATACGCTCTAGTAGCGTCAATCATATTGGAGTTGCCACCAGTGTACAAATCATTGGCAATGGCATCTACAATATAACCAATATCTCTCTTACACTTTTCGTTGGCATTTCCTCCCCCAGGAACAGTAAATGCTGGGAAAGCAGTTTGCATTTGTGAAAACGCATAATCAATAATTTCTTGGCGGTTTGCCTTGATTAGATTACTTGCGTCTCTAAAACGACCAGTTTCTGCAGTAATATTTGGATTTACATAAGGAATATTCTGAAGATTTGGGTATTTCTCTAAAATATATCCAAATGCTTCAGATTGAATAAATGTCTTGTTAGCATCAATTAAATTGGCAGCATCTTGTCTGAGATTATACTCAGTAGTAAATCCAACACCCGTAGGATTTAAGGTTGATAGAGATGCTGTCCACTTCTTAAATCCAGAATGAATCAAATCTGCTGATTTAGCACCAGAAGCATCTAATTTTACAAAGATTTTTTCGTTTCTCTTAGCACCAAGTCTATAACCGTCAATAGAAGCTGCTGGGCGATCTTCTGGATTGCGAGCATCTTCTGCGCCCAAATAAAGTCTCGTTGAGTTTGGATTTAGCGAAGTGCCTCTTACTAGAGGTACATCAAATGTATAATATTGCTTTCTAATTGTCTTTAATGTAGACAGTGATTTTGGTGGGATAATATCCGTAACATATCCACCTTTATCTTGGTTGAAAGCAAATCCTTTGTAACCAATAGCATGGAGTGAGGTATTACCAAAGTTCGAGTTTGAGTTGGTGATAGACATATCACCACCAGACTCCATTAGGAAGTGATCAGCAAAACCTACAGCGAAGATCGAAACGCACTGAATGAAGGAGTCATCAGATGCCTTAACGTGGAAGTTTCTCCAATCGTCTTTCCAGTATGCGTCACCCTTGATGTGATAAGGAGTTGTAGCAAACGCATCAGTTAGAGGTGCCTGATTCCATGTGTTGCTGAACTCATCGTAGCGAATAAACGCACGATCGTCTTTCTGTAGAGAAACACCAGTGTACTGAGCGATAACCATGGATTTGAAACCAGTGGCTTTCTTACCATCTGCCCAGATACCACAAATACCCCAAGTCGAACGAATCGAAACGTTGAAGACGTATGGTGATGCTGATTCTACGCTATCCACCTCCGCCTGTACGGTAGCATTGGTGTCAAGAGCAGGGGATGAAGCAGCAGTGTAAGTTGTGCCACTAACAAGACCCAATCCAGTGGCGGTCGCTGGTACTCTATAAGTAAATACTTTGGGGTCTGTTGGACTGATGCTGAATACCTGAAATACTCCATTTAGAGTATCATTTAAACCATTATTAGTAATAGCAACATATTGACCAGGAAAAAATCCATGATTAATTTTCGTGCGTACCGTTAATGTAGCAACACCAGCAGGAGAAGAATCATCAATTCTTACCTCATCAAGACGAATAGCATCCTGTAGAGGACCAACAATTCTATTTTCTTGTACTCTAAAATCAAATTCTCTATTACGAATAACCATCAACGTCCATTTATTTGGATTTGTTGATGGAACTGAATTTGTTGAAGATGAGGAAGCTTGATATGCTTGACCATTATAAAGAACTTTATCCCCAGCAGTATAAGTAGTGGTGGAAGACCAATATTCTGTTACAGGAAGAGTTTGACCCTCTACATATACATCATCAATAGGTGGTTGGAAATCGCTGAATACGTGAGAAATCTTTCTGTAAAGAAGACCAAGATCCTGTCTATCAGCAAAAACAAAGTTTGTAATCTTGTGGTGTGAAAACTCAGGAACGAGTTTAGTTACAGTGTCGTTTGGTTGAGTGTAAACTTTACCAATACCAGCAGTGGCATCGTAAAGAGGAGAATTAGAAGAAAGATCTCCATCCTGAATAGTGAACTGCCAGAAATAACAACCACCAGTTACATTAAATAAGGCACAACGAGGAACATCTTTGTCCGCAGGATCAGGAACATAAAGTGGACGTAGTTGAGTTCTACGCAAATCCATACCTACAAGAGATGTACCTCTAGGAATTGTAGCACCACCATCACGTCCATTAAATTTATAAAGAATGTTATTTGGATCGCTTAGATTAAAACTTACATTGCTGTTTGTTTCCCACTCGCCAAGTGCTTGATTATACTGAAAAACAGGTAGATCTGCTACGTTTTCTATGCCTGGGCGGTTGTCAATGTGGTGTACACCAGGAGACAACATGATCGTAAATTGATCGAAACGATCATTGTCAATTCCTGGGAGATACGAGAATCTTGCTACTTCAAGAAAAGCTCTCTGAATGCTTACGAATGGTCTTGTTGGTGAATTTCCTCTGTTGTCTAACGCATCTGTAGCATTAAAGTCGTCAGGAGAAACATAAAGATACTTACCAGTCTTACTTGAAAGTAGATTATCTAATCTCGTTAATGGCATTACTCAGTTACCCGTAACTATGGTTATTTCTTCTGAGTTATTTATACAAAAAAACCCAAGGCGAACCTTAGGTGTGATTTGACTTCCTTCACACGGAGAGCCCCAAGTCGGACTTGAACCAACGACCTACGGTTTACAAAACCGTTGCTCTATCCAGCTGAGCTATTAGGGCATTTGACGAACTGGAAATTCCCATTAAAGGAACCCCAAACATGTTCGTCGGTATTTATATCGTATCCCTTGTCAATTACGTGATAGTAACCGTTTCCGAGAATACTTTGTGTTTGTAGATAGGTTTCTTTTCCCGACCAGGAGACAAGACATTCTTTACAGAGATTTTTGCCGTGAAATTCATCACCTATCAACTCAAATAGTATATCACATCCAGAGAGATATGTCAAGTCGTTTTCTTCTTTGTAATTTTTCACAAGAAGTGTTGACTCTTGAGGAATGACCTCAATAACTGATTTACGATACGCTCGTTTATCAACATAATATTGTTGAGTACAGCGAAACTGGTTTTTACCAATTTTTTCGTGAATCATCTCAATCATAGCAAACTTTGTAGGATGAGACATTGCTTGCATACAATTATTAAAATTACCCTCAAAGTATTCACAAAATTTGTCAATCATCTTTAGGCAATAATTCTGGATTTTCTACTTCTATGTCAAACATCAATGGATGCATTTCTTCCATTATTAAATAATTGGAATAAACATACAAATCTTCATCATCATAATCACGATGAGAAAGAGCTTCTGTTTGAACTGATGGATGGTCTTGTATAAGTTGAGGAAGTTCGTCAAACGTATAAGGAAGACCTTGAATGAAATACATACGAACAACCTCACCCATATAAAAACAATATGCTTGAGAAAGTGTGTATTTCATTACTTTTCCCACTACACTGTATTTAGTGAGAAATAGGGACGGGGGGACTTGAACCCCCACGGGATTGCTCCCAACAGATTTTAAGTCTGGTGTGTCTACCACTTCCACCACATCCCCGTGGTATGACAGTATTATAGCAGGTGCTCTAGGGACTGTCAAGTGCTGGTTGCGAGGATCGAACTCGCCTATATCCGATTATGAGTCGGGTGCTTTCACCAGATAGCTAAACCAGCATTATCTGTAAATGAAATTGTCCGACTTAAGAAGTTTGGAACATTTATCCTTAAGTTCAACTAATTCATTGATCGTAGCACATTTAAACGTGATAATCGTTCCATCTTCACCTCGGATGACTACCTTCTTATTATAGAGGTCTACTGCGATCTTGTCGAGAGCTTGTTCAGAAGGATTTAAGAAACTCATAAGACTCAGACCTCAAAGCGTCACATTGCTAGTTTACCCGTATTTAGGGATTCTGTCAAGGGGGTGAGCTCGACTTTTTTGACCAAAAATTTGCCGAGATTTTTTTTACGACCTTTTGGTAATTAAAGGTCAATTTTGAAATCGCTATTAATTTAAGAAAATTGCTGGAGCAACTAAATTAATCTTGGCGGCTGTAATACCTATAGTTAGTGCGGTAGGTGGCGTTCCTGGTGTATATGGTCCCGCTGTCATGTAAACTGCTCCTTTGCCAAACATGGCAAGATCAGAAGCATCAGACCCGACATACATTCCTGGTTTATTCATTTTAATTAGAGATGGTGCCAACGTTTTGTCTAGGATGGGTGTTACAATATCAGCTACAACACTCTTGGCATTTCCAGAAGCAAAGTTGCCCACCTTTGTACTAAACACTATGTCGCCTTTGGTGATGTTGAATGTGACTCCACCATCAGCAGACAATCCATTTTCCACTAGCAACAATGGTTTAGTAATTTCTGGCGTTGAGGTTGTTGCTGGCGTAATATCTTTAAACTTATTGTTAATTGTATACGCCGCCTTCGCTGTTATCATTGGAGGAGTTGCTGATGCTGTTGCTATAACAGCTGCTAAAGCAGGGTTTGTATTTAAAACTGTAGTTGCTTTCTTGCCGCCAATTGTTTCAAGCATGTCACGAGCGACATTAATATCCAAGTCACCAGCAGAATTGATGTTCAACGATGAAGCAGCGTTGTCCATTTGAATGGTATATTCTCCATCCACTTTCATAAACTTAGCTGACTCTTGTGTAACCTTTGTTGATGCTGTATTATTATAAGAACCACATCGCATGTCAATCAATCCACCATATTCCTCTCCTGGCTTTGCTGAACCTGTTTTTTCTCCTGGTCCACCACCAGCGAGTAATTTGATGTCAGAACCTTTTAACTCTAATGATTTTGCTGCTGCTAAAGTCAGGTTGCCAGCAGATTTAACCGCAACATTTCCACTTCTAACTTCTATTGCTAAGTCTCCGTTTACAACCAACGAAAATGCTGTTCCCTTTACAGACGGATTCTCTGCTGCTAAGGCATCATTGTCATTGTTTACTTCAATAGCAAGATATTCGTTGATTTTAATTTGAGATGGTCCATCACTATGAATGGACATGTTGCCCGTGTTTGGGTCGTTTGATGGATTTTTAACTGATGATAAAAGCAAAGAACCATTTGGTTCTACACGTACTCCAGCTCCTTGTGCTGTTCTCACTTGCCAGAACGCACCACCAGTTAACTCATTATATCCTTCTTGCTTAATTAAATTACCACCTTGCGATGTTGTTGTTTCTAGTTTTGTTATGTCTGCTACTTTACTTGCTTGAACATCTGATTCTGGATTTAGTGAACCAGAACTTCCAAATCCCTGTAGTTCTGGTGGAATCCATGCTCCAATATCTTGAAGCACTCCCATCACTTCAGAACCAAACTGGTCTATCTCATCTTGTATGTCTCCAAGAAAACTATTGACACCAGAAGTAGCATCTGCTAAACTTGGAAGGTTTAAATTAGCATCTGGGGTGAAGTTTCTTAATCCAGTACCGCACTTCCCGCTTACAGTAGGTCTGGGAAGACTACGTGCTCCTGTTCTTAAATCGTTCTGTAATTCTAACCAGTTCTTTGGCATTTACTTCACCTCTTACACAGTACAATCATCACAATTGCCATCGGGACAATCAACAACTTCAGCTGTTCCGAATGGAGCAATACCTTGAGTATATCTATCAAACAATTCTTGCTCTAAGCAAGAGAAAGATGGAATTGCTAGTGCTCCATTGCCACCACCACCAATGATTTCTATCGTAGGAAACTCATCGAAGGTTTTAATTTTATTTATTATCTTGATGTTACTCACATATCCATTTGTAATTTCTGCTTGTGCTACAGTTTTCTCACCATTTACATAGATGATTGGAGATGAAGTGTATCCATATCCTGGTCTGATGACAATGAATCCATCTATGAAACAGTTTGTACCTGATGGTTTATTAGGAACATAACCTGATCCAGGGCGTTCAACTTTAACCTTAACGATCTTCCCGTTTTCATCCACAACCGCAGATGCTGATGCTCCATTTCCCTCACCATAGATTCGTATGAATGGTGGTTTAATATAATTATCTCCAGGATCAACGATAGGAATATCAAGTATCCTTCCCCTATCATCTACAATAGGTGGACCAAAAGTAGGTGGAATAAATTCTCTATCTTCTGGAGTTGTGGGTGTGACTGGAGAATCATTATAGATTGTAAAGTCTACTGTCACGCCTGGTCCCAAAACACTAAACGTAACTACTTCTTCTGTGGAGACACTAATGTTTTCAGAAATTGTAACTGTAGTAACAGCAACGTTTCCGACCATTCTCATTTTTCCTACCGTTGTACCACCAACAAAATCACGACTCTCAACATTGCCGAAGAGTAAGAAATCATACTCAGTTCCATCAGGAACTGAACCAGAAGAAACAGCAAGGGTAAAAGCAATGTTTTCTCTTCTTGTTACTCTTGTTTTGTTAGCGATTAGAGTAAACAATAGTGGATCTGGTGTGCCAGTAGATACGGGAGAGAATACGTTAGTTGATGAACCAGACATTATAATATCTTCTTCTCTTTTCAAATCAATAGAAACTCTAGCATCTACATTTGTTTCTACTGTTGATACACCACTAATTACAATCGTGTCAAATTCATCTTCCTCTACATTCACTGGGGGGAATACTGCCACAGGCACTGGATCTGTTGGAGTGGGCGTTGTTGGTTCTACATACTCTGGCACCTCTGGGAATGGCGATGGCGGTTCTGGTTCTGGTGGTATGACAGGTCCAGATGGTGTGCCAGGAATACCTCCACCAGGAACTGCTGTAGTAGGTTCTGGGCAAGGCAAAGAATACGCTTCCTCACAAGTTGTCTGTAACTCAGAGACACCCTCAGAAGCAATCTTATCTATCAAAGCATCTAGTTTAGCGAAGTCATCTGCTCCAGGTTTTTTCTTTGCTCTCTTATTACATGCGGATTTCAGTTGCTCTTCTGTTAAACATTTTTCTCCTGCTCCAGAGCAACTGATACCAAGGAGTTGAAAGATGAATTGTAGAGCTGCTCCAAGAATATTCAATGGACTTGCTATGATTCCAAGCAACGCCTGTAAAGGACCGAGAATAGATGATACAATACTCTCTAGAAAACTTGAGATTTGACTTAAAATTTGTGAGATGATTCCTTCAATAACACATGTTGCTGCGTTAACTGCCTCAAGCAACAGATTCGTCAATAGATTAGTCAAGAAATCAAATAACTTTTCCTCAAGGTCAGCAATCTGACAGTTTAGTTTTCCTAATTGTTCATTCAACCACTTGGTTAATTTACCGAGAACTCCCAACCTTCTCTTCTTAATAACTGTACCAGTCTTAGGGTCTTTGAGCGATTCTGGTGATGGAATACCAAGCAAAAATTTTACAACTACTTTGACACCTTGATTTAAAAGAGA